TCGGTAGTCAACTATATAGAGGATTTATATAACAACCATGTGTCTACAAGGAGCACCTGATCCTCCTAAGATGCCTCAAATCTTACCTCCTCCTCCTATGCCTAGTCCAATGTACAAGGAACCAGAAGATCCACCTATGTTGGATATGGAACCTGAGGCTAGAGGTAAGACTCCGAGGGAGCAAATGAAGGGTAAACGTAGAGGTTATGCTCAATTCAGAGTTAGGAACCCAGGATTAGTAATTAAAAATAAAAGATAAAATATGTTTAGTGATGTATCCGTACACCCTATTGATTCACATGAGGTGTACAGAGAGGTTATGGAAGCAGCAAGTGCGGATGGTCACGGACCTTACATGCCAACTCATTATGTTGAGAAAGGTGGTGAGATCATAGGTGCTTTTAGCACACAAAGTCCAACAGTCTACTGGTGGATGAACGAAAGTAGAGCAACGAGGAGAGACTCATTATTAGCATTCCAATCATTAGATACTCTAATGAACAACTTACAACTATCGGAATACATAATCCCATGTGAACCAGAGTCTCCTTATTTTGATTTAATGTGCTCCAGATTACCCGATGTTCACAAGGGTACCTTGGGAGGTGACTGGAGGCTATTTAGAAGGAAATTATAATATGGGCGGTTCAGGTGGTGAAAAAACAGGACAAGCCTTAGATTACTTAGGAAGAAGAATACAAGGTGGTGATAGTACTCATTATGAAGACATGGGTAAAAAAGCTGATAAACATGTTTCAGATTCAACTAATATTGATGAGCAGTTTGAAGCTGCAAAACAAAACTTTAACACCAACTTAGAAGCTATCCCTGGAATTCTTGATCATAATTTTAAACAGCCTGGAAACTACTTACACGAGAGGTTTCACGGAAGTATGAACAAAGGTGGTGATGATGATGATACCTCAGTAACTCAGAGAGATACTTCAGCCTTTGCTCAGAGTAAAAAACCGAGAAAGAAGAGGAAGGGTTTACTAGCACTTCAGACTCCATCGGCTAAGGCATCTAGGTTTAGAGCAGGTAAACGTAGGTTCCGTGTAAGACCTACTGGTAAAACTGGTGTAAACACTGGAGCAAAATCGTCAGGTGTTTCAGTACCTAAAGGTTAAACAATATGGTAGATAAAGTAGAAGTTAATGAAGACCAAGGTATACCTACAGGTTCTATAAAGAGCAGGTATAACTTAGGTTACGCAGAGAGAAACCCATTCTTAGAACGTGCTAGGGAAGCAGCAGAGATTACTATCCCATCACTTCTACCTCGTGAAGGTCATTCTGGTTCTAACTTCTTTCGTCAACCATTCCAGAGTGTAGGTGCTAGAGGAGTCAACAACCTAGCATCTAAGTTACTCTTAGCACTCTTACCTCCTAACTCACCATTCTTTAGGTTAACGATAGATGACTTTGACCTAGAGAATCTAGTGGGACCAAACCAGAGAGGTGCAGTAGAAGAAGGGTTAGCACGTATTGAACGATCTGCTATGCAAGAGATCGAAGCTAAGGCAATACGAGTGCCTGTCTTTGAAGCACTTAAGCATCTCATTGTCACTGGTAATGCTCTCGTGTACATGCCTAAAGAAGGTGGTATGCGTGTGTTTCGTTTAGATCGCTACGTGGTCAAACGTGATGCAATGGGAAATGTCCTAGAGATTATTACAGTAGAATCCTTGAGTCCCTTGATGTTACCTGAGGAGGTACGATCCAAAGTTACTACACCCAACGCAGATTACGGACAAAAGAACTACGACCTATACACCTGTGTCAAGAAGACAGAATCAGGATGGGAAGTAAGACAAGAGGTAGAAGGTCAAGAAATAGAAAGTTCCTACGGCACATACGAGGAGGACAAGAATCCATTCATACCCCTGAGGTTTACGAGGATTGATTCTGAGGACTATGGAAGAGGGTTTGTTGAGGAATACATAGGTGACCTTAAGAGTTTAGAAGCATTGACTAGATCCATTGTAGAGGGATCAGCGAGTGCTGCTAAGGTACTCTTTATGGTGAGACCTAATGGTACTACTAAACTCAGATCATTAGCAGAGTCTCCTAATGGAGCTATTGTACAAGGTGCTGCTGAAGATGTTTCAGTACTCCAAGTCAACAAGTTCAATGACTTTCGTGTAGCACAAGAAGTAGCGAGGCAGATCCAGGAACGGATCTCATTTGCATTCTTACTCAACTCCGCAGTACAGAGACAAGCAGAGAGGGTAACCGCAGAAGAGATACGATTTGCAGCCCAAGAATTAGAGATGGCATTAGGTGGTGTTTACTCCGTGTTATCTCAGGAGTTTCAGGTACCCTTGGTTAACCTCTTACTCAATCGTTTAGAACAACAAAAGAAGATGCCTAAGTTTCCTAAAGACTCTCTCAAACCACAGATTGTCACAGGCATCGAAGCGTTAGGTCGAGGACAAGACCTCAACAAACTAGCGACATTCTTACAGTACTTGCAACCCTTGGGACCACAGGTATTGGGACAGGAGTTAAATGTCACTGATTATCTTGATCGTCTTGGGGCATCTCTTGGCATTGATACTAATGGACTTATCAAATCCCAAGAACAGAAACAACAAGAGATGATGCAAGCACAACAACAACAACAAGCTCAGATGCAATCACAGATGATGGGTAAGATGGCAGAACGTGCCGTGAGTAACCCTGAGATTGTTAAGCAAGTGAGCGAAAGTCTTAAACAGAATCAACAACAACAGCAAGGACAATAATGCCACAAGGTAAAGGTACGTATGGGAGTCAGAGAGGAAGACCACCCATGAAAAGACTAAGTGAAACAGATACTAAAGGATCTTTACTTAGTAAATTTAAAAACTTTATGTCTCTTAAGAATGTTAATAAACGTGTACAAGAGGCAGCAAAGACTCCATCTAGGGAACAAGTTAAACTTCAAGATTTTAAATCTGCATTTGCTAAAGCTAAAAAAGCAGGTAAAAAAACTTTTATGTTTAAAGGTAAGGAGTTTACTACCAAAACTAGAGATGAAGCAGTCAAAGCATTTCAAAGATTAATTGCTAAACATGGGTCATCTCCTGAGCAGGTAGAGAAGTCAGCTAGAGAAATACGAATATCTCATGGTATTCCACACCCAAAGAAAGAGAAGAAACAAAGTGGATCTAAGAGAAAGAACACTCAGGTCGCTAAAAACTGAGGAACAACAAGAAGAAGAACAAACCGAACAAGAGGAAGAGTAAGAATGGTGGATGCAGTTCAAACTCACGATCCTGTAGAACACGATACTACTATTGAAGATGCAGGGCATGTGCAGGAGATGCTCGAAAAAGTAGATGGTGTTCAATCGTCAACCGATGATAGACCAGAGTGGTTGCCTGAGAAGTTTGGTTCCCCTGAGGAACTAGCTCAGGCTTACCAAAACCTAGAGACAGAGTTTCACACTCGTAACCAAGAGGAACCTCAGGAGTCTTATGAGGAACCTCAGGAAGCACAAGAGTACCAAGAAGGAGATGAAGTTACTTCGAGTAACGTAGACTCGTTCTTAGAGAACTACGGACTAGACTATCAGAAGTTTGAAGAAGAATTTAATGAAACTGGTGGACTCTCTGATGCAGCTTATCAAGCATTAGAAGAAGCAGGGATACCATCAGAATTGGTAGACAACTATCTCGAAGGTCAACTAGCAATGGCTGAACAGATAGAGTCAAATGTGTATGACTCAGTTGGTGGTGAAGAGAACTATCAAGCGATGACAGAATGGGCATCAGATAATTTAAATGAATATGAAGTAGATGCTTTTAATCACATGATAGAATCTGGAGACAACAACTTAGTCAACTTTGCCGTTCAAGGTTTAGCATCGAGGTTTATGCTAGAGAACCAAGATACTGAACCTAACCTAATCTCAGGTAGTGGAGGGCAATCTATAGGTGGTCGTTATGAGTCCGTACAACAACTAACGTCTGCCATGAGTGACCCTCGGTATCAATCAGACCCTGCATACCGAAGGGAAGTAACGGATCGTCTTCAACGATCTAATATAATGTAACATTAAGCAGAATTATCCGTACTCAAGATATTAGACTTTGCCCCTTGCGAGGGAGAACCTAGTACGAACTCTTGTTTACTAGGATGTATGCACATGTGTACATACTTAACCATAAACAAGAAAGGTAATAATGCCTGATTTTCAAGATGCCACTGCGGAATATACTTCTATTCGTAGTGGTATACGTAATATTGGAGGAGCTGCTGCTCGTCAAGGTAGTGACTCCAGAGAACTATTTCTCAAATTGTACGCAGGAGAGGTTATGACTGCGTTCCAGACTCGGAACGTAATGATGCCTCTTCATAGGGTACGTACCATCTCTAAGGGTAAAGAAGCCCAGTTTATCATGACTGGTAAATATAGGGATGCTGCTTACCACACACCTGGAAATCGTATTGCTCCTGATGCAAACGCTAGTCACACAGAGAGACTTGTCACCATTGATGATCTCTTGATTAACGCTCAGTTTATTCCTCGTATCGATGAAGCAATTCAGCACTTCGATGTGAGAAATGTCTACACTCAGGAAGCAGGATACGGACTTTCTAAAGTAGCTGATCAGAACATCCTTCGTGTACTCACTAAGGCTGCTCTCACTACTAACGTAGAACGTGCCTCAAAGCTCATCAATAACTATAAGTCATTTGATGAAGAGGACTTCTCTGCAAACATTACTATTGGTCCCTCACAAAGTAATAGTGCTGCAAAATCGAGAGAACCTAAGTTTATCGCTAAAGCCATCATGGATGCGAGGCGAGAACTTGAGAAGATTGGTGCACCTTTAGATGGATTGGTGTGCTTACTTCCTACTGATGTTTATTACGACATCTTTGATAGTACCACTGCTGACTCCGCTACTGATCTCGCTGTATTTAATAGAGATTTTGGAGGTACAGGTTCTATTGGAAGTATGCAAGCACCTACTATTGCAGGTATTCCTATTGTTACCACCCCTCACTTTGGATCTTATAACTCCGCAGGTACTTGGAGTAATTCTATCTTTAATACGAGTAATGGTAACTCCTTAGGAGTAGTACCTCTCTCTGATGCTGCTGTAGGTTCTGGTCGTAACGCTGCTTATAACCTTGGTGCTGGTTACAATGCTACTACCGCAGGTGGAAGTAACATTGGTGCCGATGGTGGACTTGACGGAACCTCTGCTGTTAACTTTGGAACCGAGACTAGTAAGATTCGTGGTTTCGTGTTCTCTAAAGATGCTGTAGCAACTGTTAAGCTCATGGACTTGGCTGTTGAATCCGAGTACCAGATTGATCGACAAGGTACTCTAATCGTGTCCAAATATGCGATGGGGCACGATGTACTCCGTCCTGCTATGGCAGTAGCTTTAAAATCTGCATAAACAGGACTGCATCCATTCTTAAAGGGCATCAAGTGTTCGGGCTTGCTCTGCCCTTTTTTCATTTAAAAACCTATGGATAACTTAAAGATTAAAAAGAAAAGTTCTTTACCTTCACACTCTTCTATTTTTAAAGGTAACTTAGGAAGTGCAACTGTATCTGATGATCCTACTTCTAAGTATAAGAAGAAGAAGAAGAAAAAAAAGAAAAAGAAAAAAGTAATTAAAAGTAATCGTTACTAACCAATGGCTACACTACAACCCACAACTAAACTAGAAGCAGTTAATGTAATGCTCACGAGTATTGGTGAAGCACCAGTTAACTCTTTGATATCAGGATTAGAAGATGCTGAGTTAGCCGAAACTATCCTAGAGAGTGTTAACAAAGAAACACAGAGTAAGGGTTGGATATTTAATACAGACTTAAAAGTAACCTTAAGTCCTAACACTGATAACCAAATAGTATTACCTACAAACTACTTACGTGTGGACACTAGAACAACCCTACGTTCTAACACTAAAGATATAGTTGAGAGAGGACGTAAGTTATACGATAGGATAGGTAATACCTTTACGTTTACTGACAATGTAATAGTAGATGCAGTAATTCTCCTAGACTTTACTGATATACCTGAAGTAGCTAGACGTTACATTACAATACGTTCTGCACGTATTTTTCAAGATAGAGTCTTGAGTTCCCCTAATATACATGGGTTTCAATTAACCGATGAGCAACAAGCATATATAGAACTACAAGACTACCAAGCAGAGACTGCTGACTTCAATATCTTTGACAACTACGACACCTTCGCTCCATTAGATAGGAACATCTATAGTGAGCACTACATAACCAATACACTCACCGCAACATCATCGTAATATGCCGTTAGTATCTGGAGCTATCCCTAACTTAATCAATGGTGTGTCACAACAACCACCATCGTTAAGACTACCTACCCAAGGGGAGATCCAAGAGAATGGTTTATCTTCGGTAGTACGTGGGTTAGAAAAGAGACCTGGGACTCAGCACATAGCAGAGATAGATACCAATTTTACTGATAGTAGTGCTTTTATACACACGATACAGAGGGACGAAACTGAGGCATACGTAACTGTAATGTCTGATCAGAGTATTAAGGTATACGATTTGATTGGTAAGTATATACCTGTAGATGGAACATCGGCTATCGCTGGTAATGAAATACCTGTTCATGCTAAAGTTATTAATAAATTAAATGTAACATCAATTACGTCTAACTCTAGTGGTGTAGCTACAATAACTTGTGAAGATAGAAGTGGAGAGAACTTAGCTACCTTAGATAAAATTGTAATTGAAGGTGCTAGTGATAGTACATTTAATGGTACTTTTACTACTGTTGTTCCACACTTATCTCCTAATACAGAAATACCTTTACTTGAAAATACTTTTACACCTAGCACCACTGTAAATAATTCAGGTATTACTTGTTATAAAATACATGAGCCTTCCCTTGCATACTTCAATGTACCCTCAGGTTCCACAGCGCAAGAAACCTTTGGTGCTACAACTGTTGCTGACTTTACTTTCTTACTTAATAGAAAAAAGACAGTAACCAAAGGGTCTACTTATTCACATAAAAGACCTTTTGAAGCATACATCTACGTTAAGAATGGTGACTATAAGTCTACCTATAGAGTCAAGGTAACCAATGCTGCTGGAACATCACATGAAGTCGCAGTGACTACACCCGATGGGGTTATTAAAAGTAATTCTACTGAATCAGGTAACACTACAAATACTACTCAGATAAATAACCAAGCAGCAGTTAGTACACAAGTAATTGCTAAAGCATTAGCTACTGGATCTTCTGGGTTAACTGCTACAGGAAATAGTCCTGATGTAATCACTGATTTAACTTTTGCTACAGTTGATATAAATAGTGTAACTACTAATAAGTCATTAAGTACTCCATCAACAGGAGAAAATGATTCACATCTTAATGGTAAACTAGGCTCATCATTTAATACTATATACAACGCAAACGAAAACTATATATACATATACTCAGCTACAGATAATTTTGATATCGAAGTATCTGATGGTCGTGGTAACGAAGATATAGAAGTATATGTAGGTCATGATCAAGTATCCTCCTTTGGTAAACTACCTGCTACCTTACCTAAAGATGCTGAAAAAGGTTGGACAGGAAGTGTATTTAATACTACAGATTTAGGGTTTACTATTAAGGTCGGTGGTGACACTCAGAAAGCACAGGATGATTACTATGTGTATTGGAATGGTAAAACCTGGAAGGAGACATTACTACCGAGGTATGGAAATATAACCGATTTAGATCCTTACAAGACTAGCTTTGATGCTAGTACAATGCCTCACCAACTAAAGAAACAATTCGATGGTAATAAAGTATACTTTGTATTAGAAGAGTCACCTTGGGTAGAACGTAAGGTTGGTAATATAGATACCAATCCTTTTCCATCGTTTACTGATTTCGAGATTAACGATGTGTTCTTCTTTAGGAATCGTTTAGGTTTCTTGAGTGACGAAAATGTAATCTTTAGTGAGTCTGGTGGATTCTACAATTTATTCACTACTACAACTTTAACCATCTTAGATAGTGAACCAATCGATGTTGCAGTATCAAATAATCAGGTATCCATACTACGACACGCAATTCCTTTTAACGAAAGTCTACTTATATTCTCAGACCTTCAGCAGTTCAAGGTTACCGCAGGAGAACTACTTACCCCTACATCAGTATCCATTGATATAGCAACTAACTTTGAGACTGACACAAAGGCTAAACCAGTACCCGCAGGAAGATACGTTTACTTTCCTTTTAAACGTGGTGACTTCTCAGGTGTACGTGAGTACTTCTTAGATATCTCTACGGAGACCTCAGATGCACAAGAGGTAACCGCACATGTGCCTGAGTACATCGATGGTAACATTATACAGTTAGCCTCCTCATCCAACGAGGAAATACTCTTAGCATTAGCTAATACAGATCAAAAGAACATTTACGTATATAAGTACTTTTGGTCAGGCTCAGAGAAACTTCAGTCATCCTGGTCTAAATGGATCTTTGATGGAACTATACTTTCCTTTTCTATCTTAGGTTCAGATGTATATCTTCTTATTAGGAGAAGTAATAGTTTATTCCTAGAGAAACTAACACTCTCTTCTGACCCTGCATCATCAGTGATGGATGATAACCAGAGTATACATTTAGATCGGAGGGTAGAACTTAAGACAGGAGGTACAACCACATTACCTTATACTGATAATACTGCACAGTACATATTGGAGACAGGTAAGATAATTACTTCGAGTGATGTTGCTACACAACTAGCAGCAGGTAAATCAGTATTCGCAGGTATACCCTTTACATTTAAGTACCGAGTGAGTGAACAGGTACATAAGGAGAATGATGTAACTGTAGATATAGCACGTTTACAGATACGTAACATGTCCTTTAACTTCAACGAGACAGGTTTCTTTGAAGTAATTGTATCCCCATTACCTTCAACAGCTAGAACCTCTAGGACTAATACCTTTAGTGGTTTAGTTGTAGGTACCGCAGTGTTAGATAAACAAGCATTACAAGCAGGAACCTTTAGAGTACCAGTACTATCCAAGAGTGATAACGTGACTATAGAGATACAAAACGCAAAGCATTTACCATGTAGATTTCAATCAGCAGAGTACGAAGGGTTCTTAGTAGTACGTTCTCCGAGGAGTTAAATATGGGTGGACCAGAAGTAATTGCGATTACTCAGCTACTTATTACAGCAGCTTCAGTTTCTCAGCAACAACAAGCACAGAGACAACAAATAAATGAAGCCAATCGTATAGCACAAGAGAACGCACGTTTAGCTAATCTTCAGTATCAAAATCAGATAGCACAGATAAACGAAAAGAACCGAAGGATAAAGGCACAAGAGAATAACCTAGCTACTCAAGCAACTAATGCACAACTAGATGAACAAGTAAAAGCACTACAAGCACAAGGTACTGCAATTACTGCAACAGGTGAAGCAGGAGTAGAAGGAGTAAGTCCTTTCCTACAACTTCAAGATATAGATAAGCAACAATTAAAGAACATTGGGGCTATTCGTGGGAACTATGATGTGAACATGAATAATCTACAGTTTCAAAGAGAAGGCTTAAAGTACGAAGCAGACAATGCGTACTATAATGCCTTAAATAGAATTAATTCTAACCCTGGAGCTATTGGTCAGAGTCCTACTGCTAATGCGTTACAGTATGCAACTGCTGGCTTAGATGCAGGTACTACTTATTACAAACTAGGTGGTAGGTTTAATAAAGACGATAAGAAAACGATTCCAGAAACTTTTGTAACATAATGGCAGAACGAGATAGGAAGCAGAGATTGCGGTCTCTACAACAAACTGCACAGATACAAACTGGTGGGCTTCCTAGTATATCTTCATATCAACCTAAAGCTGCACCTCAAGGTAAAACCAATGAGGCACAGATGGCTAATGCGTTAGCCCAGTTAGCACCTTCGCTTACTGAATTTTTAGGAACTAGGTTTCAAACTAAAAAGAAAGAAGATATAGCTAGAGGACGACAACAGTTCTTTCAAGATACTGCTAGTCAAAGACAACAAAGAAAACTTGATATAACTTTAGGTAGGTTAGATGAAGATGAGTTCTTTGTAGAAGGATACCAAAGGTCTTGGTTGAGGAACTTAGGTAGGTCTTATGGTCTAGGACTTACACAGATGGTAGACAAACTAGATAAAACATCTAGTGATGAAGAGTTCCTTGGTGCATTGGACAAGTATACCGAAGAGTTTTATAACCAGAATGGTATTAACTTATATCAAGATGAGTTCATCAATGAAGAGTTCCTACCACAACAAGAAACATTTAAGAATGTAGCACAGCAAGCCTTTGGTGCTCAGAGACTACAGTTTATTAGAGAACAGAGAGATGCTAGTTTTAGTATTGAAATAGGTAATAAATTTAGTGACTTAGATGATAGATTAAGTAATATAGGAGTAGAAAATTTAGGTGTTAATTCTCTAGGTGACTTACTAAATAGTAAAGAAGATTTAATTACTAACTTTAATAACTTAGCGGGAACTAACTTTACTAAAGATACACCAGTAAGTGAGTTGTATTCTGCTGCTACTCAACATCTTGAAATAGTTTTAAAAGATGCAGGTGTAGAAGACTTTACTGCTCTTAACCAAGATGTAAGTAGATACGATGAGTTTATAGAAGACGAAGATACTAGAAAGTTTATTAAAAATGTAAATGCTTTAAGTGAACTTCAAGGTACTCAATTAGAAGTAAACCAACTAGTAAACGATTACATTAGACAAACTGGTGATCCTAGAAAAGGTAATAAGTTAGCTGCTGAATCTATTGCAGAGTTTGCCTTTCAACAAGAAGATGTTGATATAGTTGATCTTATTGACTTGATACAAACTCCTGGTGGATCTTGGGGTAATACTGAAGAAGGTAAGGTTATCAAGAGACAAATGAAGGAGAGGATTCAAAATGATTTAGATCAAAAAGAAGCAGCAGAACTAAGAGCTAAAGAAGCAAAAGACAAAGCAATAGTAAAAAGTTATCAAACACAAATAGATGCTATCTTAAGTGGTAAAGATCCTTTTACTGGTAAACCTATTAAAGTAGAAAGAGATGAAGCAGGTGTAATTGAAGATCCAAAAATAAGAAACCGACTTCAACTTCTTTTAGATGGTTTAGGTAGAAAAGATATAAAAGCCAAAAGTTTTATGATGGGGTACATTAAAGATTACACCCCTCAAGAAAAAGAAGCTCAACAGAAACACTTTCAATACTTAATTAGTATAGGTGGTGTTAGTAAAGATGAAGTATTTAGATATGGACCTGCGTTAGGTTATGACTTCAATCAACTCTCTGCAATAGCTGAAAACTTAGATGATCGTAAGTATTCAGAAGATGCTTTTAAAAGAGGTAGTACTGCACGTATGGCTTTAGATACAGCACTAAAGTTATATAGAGTAACTCCTTCTGATAGCGATGATCCTTTAGCATCTTTAGTCATGGCAATGGCTAACAAACCTCAAACAGATGAAATCCAACAGGCTACAGAAGCAATGGATTTTTATGTAGAGGTGAAAGATAAAGCTAAACAACTACGTAGAGAAATTAAAAAAGAAAACAATGGTATCTTTAATGAAGAGGGCGAAGAACTACTTCAGTCTAAACTTGTAGGATTCATACAAGAAAAAATTAAAGGTATCAAAAGTAAAGAAGATGTAGTCAATGACACACTTACAGTTCACAAACTTCTTCTTACTAATGACGATCAAGAATTTGAAATTAAAAGTAAAAAACATTTAGCTCAACTTATTAAACAGTTTGATGCTGAGTACATATCAACTGGAAGACAAGAAATAGATGAATATTTTCCTAATGAGTTTGAGGAAATAGTAGAAAAACTATATCAAGGTACTCTACAGTTACCGCAGTACAATAGGTACGTAGGTAACCTAGAAGAGTCTTATAAGTATGCAGTTGAATTACTGTACAATCACTATGGTGTAAACTCGTTCTCTGAACTAGCAAACTAATGGTAGATCTTACGATAGATAAAGAATCAGATTTCTATAAAAATTTAGAAGATCCTGATGGTAATATAATTGATGTAGGTAGTGATTTACTACAAGGTGCTAGACGAGGCTACATGAAGATCCCTGGTCAGTTTGCAGAGAACCTTAGTGGTATGATTGATTGGGCAGGAGACAAGTTAGTAGGTGAAGGTGACAATCGTGTAAAAGTATTAGATCGTTTTAGTGACTACTGGAAAGAACAACTTAACGAATACTTACCTGAGGCTAGAGATACTACTGCATACAAAACATCTGAAGCAATCTCAAATGCCTTAGTATCTTTTATCGTCCCCTTTAAAGTACTTCCTAAACCAATGGGAGTAATTAAGCGTGGTGCTATTGCTGAAGGTGGAGCAGCTTTAGTTCAAGATCCATACGAAGAAAGACTTGCTGACATCATGAAAGATGTTGGTCCTGATATTACTGAACCTCTCTTTGACGCACTTCGTTCTAAACCTGACGATCCAGTACCCTTGGCTATCTTAAAGAGGGCAGGAGAAAATGCTGGTGTAGGATCATTAGCAGATGGTTTAGTTACTCTAGTAGGTGGACTTAGAAAAATAAAAAATGCTAAGACTGACACAGAAGTTACTGAAGCTACTACATCAGTAGAGCAACAACTCAAACAACTTAGTGAAGATATAAATGAACTTGAGAAGTTAGAAAAGGGAGCACCAGAAGCAGTACCTGTTGGTAAACCTAAGGTTAAACCTAAGAAAGGTGCAGAAACTAAAGAACGAGTTGAGACACCTACTCAAGTAAAACCTCCTACTAAGGATGAGATATTTGATGACGAACGAATTGCTCAACAAATAATTGATAAGGTTAAAACAGGTAACCTAGATGAAACTAGAGTAGCAACTGATACTGACTTACCTATCTTTAATGAGAATCATTTAGCAGTACAGAACTCTGCTGATTTTAATAATGTAATAAAAACTATATATAACGGATATCGTAAGGCTAAGTTAAGGCTTGCTGATGATAAGATACCACACGATGTCTACGAAGAAGAAGCAGAGACATACCTAAAAGAACTAGGTATGCAGGATTTAGTAAATAAGTTAGAAGAGTCTGCAACTAAAGCTACTGAGATGGGTGGTTTGATGTACGCAGGGAAAGTAGCTATCAACTGGTTTACTAAAGAAATGCTAGACACTGCTACTAGGTGGAAGAATGCAGTAACAACAGAAGATGAAATACAAGCCTTAGCAAGGATGTATGAGTTGGAGACTATGCTTCCTGAGATGGGAAGGATAACTGCTTCTACTAAAGTAATCCAAGAGTCTGCTGCTCGTACTACTGGATCAGGAATCTTAGATGTACGTTTACCTGATGATGTAATGAAGTTTCAATCAGGTCTTAAGATTGAAGAACGATTTAAACAACTAGATCCTCAACATCTTAATAAACTTAGAGAAAAAGCTAAGATTATTGTAGAACAATCTGATGTTGTTGGAAGACAAAAGCCAGACGTAGAGAGTGCTTATAGAATCTTACGTATTGCTAAAACAGACACTAAGAAACATAGAATAAGATACTTTTTATCTGAAAGGTTTCGTAGGAACATTTTGTTTAATGTACCTACAATGGGTATTAACTTAACTATGAACTTAGCTGAGAGTGTTATTAGACCTATTAGTGACTTAATAGGAACTACTCTTATGCCTGTAGGTACTATTGCTGAGAGAGAATTACTTAAGAGAGAACTTAAAGCACAACTAGGTGGATTCTTCTATGCAATGCACTTCTCTGCTAAACGAGCATGGAAAGCACTGAGAGAAAACAAAGCTATCTTAGATCCTAAAATCACACAGTTTGAAGGGCAAATGGATCGTGGGACTGCTGAGTATTTATTCTCAGGTAGTGATGAGTCAAAAAGATTTATAGAGAAAAGCCCTTTAGGTAGAACTTTAGCTACTGTAATTAATGCCACAGGTAAGCCTGGAGAACTATCCTATCGTTTACTAAATGCTACTGATGAATTCTATAAACAAGCTAATTACTTTGGTAAACGCTATGGTCAAGAAGTAGCTGAGTTAAGTGATGAAACTTACAATATACTAAGAAACGGAACTAAAGAACAAAAGGATGCTATACGTGCTCAGATAAGAGAACGTATTATGAAAGACTCTTATGAAGATGGAGGACAAGCATTAGGTGGTGCTCAGTATGGAAGGCAAGAAGCTGAAGCTAGTTTAGTTCCTGAAGTAAAGAGTTTAGCATCAAAAAAGAAAGATGCTCTACAGTATGCTAGAGAAGTCACGTTTACTAATGAAGACTTATTTGAGAACTCAGGAGCACTATCGGGTATTAGAGCAACCTTAGAGAACATGCCTTTAATGCAGGTGTTCTTTCCTTTTATTCGTACCCCTACAAATATTATAGCTAAAGGTATGAGACTAACTCCTGGTCCCAATGCTTTTGGTTTAATGAATAGGTTAAATAGTAAAGATCCTATGATAGCTGCAAAAGCTAAAGGTGAAGTTGCTATGACTGTAGCCTTGACAGGACCAATGATTATGTTTGGGTTGTCAGGAAGAATGACAGGTAGTGGACCTAAAGATTACGAGCAAAGAAAACTCTGGTTAAAAGAGCATCAACCTTACTCATTTAAGATTGGTGATACTTGGGTGGACTATGGAAGATTCTCTCCATATAGTATTCCATTTAAAGTAATGGCAGACATGATGGATACTGTTAAGTATTCACCTCAAGATGGAGGAATGTTTTCAGATGGAGAAATTGAAGAGTACTTAGGTGCTTATGTAATTAACTTAGCAAATGTTCTTAAGGAAGAATCATTTACTCGTGGTTTAAAAAACTTATACGAAATAGTTGAAGGAGTTGTAAGTGCAAAACCTGATAGAGCAATAAGTATTGTAGAAGATATCTTTGCTTCTATGGTTTCCGTTAAAGCCCCAGGACAAGCACTTAACTGGGGATTAGAAGTAGCAGGTATAGCTGATACATCTCAAATACAAGGAGTAAGTACTGAAGGTTCTTTTGCTGCTCTAGGTGATAAAGTACTACGAAACTTTGGTGTACAAACTACTTTAGATGCTTTTGGTATGCCAATGGTAGGAGCAAAGTACAATTGGGTTACTGGAGAAAAAGCTACTAATTCACAATACAAAACGTGGATGGGAGCAGGATTAGTACCAATTAAAACTAGAGAAAAAAGTAATAACTTTCTTTTAAATCATTTAATTAATCTTAATGATCGAGGTCTCTCTAGTGAACCTAGTACTACTATAAATGGTGTAGGTCTTTCAGCAGAACAGCAAAGTAAATACCAACAATACATGGGTATTAAAACACTCGGAGGGATGACTTTGAGTGAAGCTATGTTAAAAGTAATACAGAGTAAAGAATACATGAGACTTCCTAGTAACATAGCAAAAGCTAATGAACTCAAAAAAATTAAACGTAAGTTTAGAAAACACGCAGAAAATGAACTTATGAGAGAGTACCCTGCATTAGGTAGAGATATTTCTAAGGCAAGACTTAATGCTAAATACAAACGCCAACTCGGAATAGAACCATTGTAATATGCCTTTAACGTACACTCAAACTCAATATAGTAATATATCAGGATCTGTAGTAAATAATGAAGTAGCATTAGACTATAGTAATTTAGATTTTAGACCAGAGATTGGTGATACTATTGAAGTTTATAATGATACTACTAAATTAACAGAAACTACTAATTATACTTTAGATACTAGTAATACTGATGTAATACTAAAGGTAAACACCTTTACCCCTGGTACTACAATATCAGTCTATAGAATATCTAAGAAAGATACTCGTGCTATTGACTTTCAGAACGCATCAGTATTAACAGAAGCTGACTTAGATAATAGTGCTTTTCAAACATTTCATATTGCTCAAGAGGCATTGGATACTGCTGAACAGAGTATTACTGCTGATGCTGATGGAACCTTTGACGCTAATAACAAACGACTTAAAAATGTAGCTGATCCTCTTAATGATCAAGATGCTGCAACTAAAGCATGGGTTAATAGTAATGCTAATGTTGCTACTGTTACTACAAATATTGCTGATGTAAATCATGTAGCAGGTCAGATTAGTCCTGAAAATAATGTTGGTACAGTCGCAGGTAAAATAGCCGATGTCGAAACTGTAGCTCATTTAGAAGATGGTACAACATCCACAGGTGCAGTAAGTACAGTTGCGGGTAAAGCTGCTGAGATTGGACGTTTAGGTACATCAGCAATGGCTACAGCTACTACTGGTCACATACCAGTGTTAGCTAATGTAGTCGAGCAGACTGTTAATTATACTGTTACTGTAGCCAATAATGATGGAAACAAGTTTTATATCCAAGGTGGAGAGTACGGAAGTGCTACCTCAAACCCTGCTCTTACTTTGATTCGTGGATACACTTATGTGTTTGATACTTCTGACAGTAGTTTACTCACACCTTTGTCTCATCCTTTAGTATTTAAAAATGGAAGTACAACATTAGGGTCAACTGATGGTGTAACCACTACTGGCTCATTAGGGACTACTGGATCTAAAGTAACAGTTGTAGTTAGTGATAGTGTTACCATTACTAGGTATAGTTGTTCTGCTCATGGTGATGGTATGGGTAATACCATTACTCTTCGTCATGATGATTTTAAAGAAGTAGCTGATATTGCTAGTAATGTAACTACTGTTGCTGGAATAGCAGGTAATGTAACTACTGTTGCTGGAATAGATAGTGAAGTAACTACAGTAGCAGGAGATACTACCGCAATTAATAGTATTTATACCAACATATCCCAAGTTACCACATTTGCAGACACTTATCACCCAGCAGGAACTACTGAACCTAGTGGATCTAATGTTGGACTTGGTGATCTTTGGTTTGATACAGATGCTAACGTATTAAAAGTATACGGAAGTTCTGGATGGGCAAGTGCTTCGAGTTCTATTGCTACTGTAGCATCCCAGAATGAATTTACTGCATCAGATGGACAAGGTACTGGTAACAAGTATTTTGCTATAAACCATGATGTAGGGTTGGAGCTAGTGTTTCTTAATGGTGTAAGACTAAAGAGAGGTAGTGATTACTACTGTACTAACTCTAATACCTCAACTACACCTATATCTTCAGGTAACGCTGCTACTTTTGTAAGACTAGAGACAGTACCAGGATCTAGTGACATTCTTTCTGTTATGGCTTTTGGTCAGATTGCTAATAACCTAGCAGTTAATACCGCAGGAGGAACCTTTACAGGAGGTGTCACCTTTGAAGCAGGAACCACGCATAACACAGGGAACAACACGTTCACCATGCCCACAACCCGTGGGACAGATAGTCAAGTATTAACTAGAACTGGTTCTTCAGGAGCAACTACATGGTCAACAACAATACAAGCACCATCTATTACTTCAGTTACGACACCAGCATCCGATAACAGTATTAATGAAGATGACAATGTAACCATGACAGTTAATGGTAGCGACTTTAATAACACAATGACTGTTAGTTTAGTTGATGCTACTTCTGGGAATCCAGTATCAGGTCATGAGAACTTAGGAATAGCAAGTTTTGTTAATTCTGCACAGATAACAGTTAATACAGTTGC